GCACGTAGAGGATGGTCAGGCCCTGGTCGTGATCGCAGCAGAGCTTGTCGTCGACGATCTCGTACCGGTTGAGCGGGACCGAGCCTGGGCCGCCGTTCAGCCCGATCCAGACCGACGAGACGTGCAGGCAGTCGCCCGGCAGAGCGTAGGCTTTCGACAGGAGCGGATGCGGCGACGACGGCAGCAGGCCGGCAAGCGGCACCGTGCGCGTGGCAAAATTCCAGTCGTGCTTCGCGATCAGATAGCCGACGGCGCGCCGATAGGCCGATTCCGCCATGGTCCAGGCATCGGAGCCGTCATACTCGACGTTGAGCCGGTTGTTGCCGGTGCCGAGCAGTGCATCGTTGATGATGGAAAGCCGACTTGCCATGCGCGGTCTCCCGAATTGCCCGCACGATGGCGCTCGCCCCCGGACGATGCACCGCACATGAAAAAGCCCGGCACGAGGCCGGGCCTTTCGTCCGCCGAGACGGTGAGGGTCAGCCGGCGGCGTTCAGTTCCGCCGCCTTCTTCTCCGCCTCCTCCTTCGTCAGCTTCTCGACGACTTCTTTGTCGCCGTCCATGACGGAGTAGGAGCCCTTGCCGCGGTGGACCGCCACGAACCGCGGCTTGTCCCCGGCGGCCGCTTCATCGCCAGCCTTGGCCTCGGGCGCCAGCTCCTGCTTCTTCTCCGCTGGAAACGGCTGGAAGCTCCACTCGCCCGGATGGCCGACGACGGCCTCGCGTGCGTCGATGGTGTAGAGCTCGGCAGTCGCGCCGCTGCGGTGATAGATGGTGATCTTCCTCGGCATTGTCGGTTCCCAGGATCAAATGTGGGAGCGCCCCTCTTACGGGCACTCCGAAAGCCAGGCCGAGAACGTGATCGACGGCGTGGTCCCACCTGCAATCAGCCGCAGCCGCAGGTAGGTGAACTCATCGATCAGATCGTTCGAGACCGGAATGGCGTACCGCCCCGTCGGCGACGTGCGGGCACCACCGGTGCGGGCCGCGGTGGGGCCGATCTCAAGCATCGCAAGGTTCTCGATGCTGCCAGAGAAGTTGGCGGCATCCGCGCCCTGCAGCAGAAACGTGTACAGCTCATCCCCGTCGGTCGCGTCGTAGCTCGTGACATCGATCACGAGCGCCATGTCCTGCCGCCCCTTGCCAATCTTGAGCACGACATCCGAGCCGTTCTTCTGGACGTTGCCCGTCGCCGTCAAAGTCACGCCTTCGCCGAACAGCGTGTTGGCGTCGAGCGGGTAGTAGCGCTTCGCCATTGTCCTATCTCCACCCTTCCCGTTGCAGAAAGGGGCCCGGCGTACCGGGCCCGCCCATTACGCAGTGATCGCGCCGTTGGCGATGCTGGTCAGCCGGCAGATCGAGTATTCCTTCGAGACCAGGCCCCAGTCCCACTTGATGTGGGTCGACAGCAGAGGCAGACCGGGAAGCTGCCCCTCATCCGTGACCCGGAGCGGCACGCCCTCGATCATGAACACGCCATCCTCGCTGAACGAGACCACGAACAGCGAGGTCGTGACAGCGCTGCCACCGCCGTTGGCAACCTCGTCGAACGGCAGGATGGAGTCGTCGCGCGACTTCGGGTAGCCGAACAGGAACGGCAGATCGCCAAAGGCCAGAACGTTCCGCCCAAGCGGGTCCCGCTGGTCGTAGTTGAGCATGTTGTTGGTGATCTGTGGGTTGCGCGCCGCGGCGTTCAGCAGCGGCTTGAGCGCCCGGTCGCAGATGATGTGCGTCGGGTTGCGGACGTTGTTGATCGCCTCGTCGAGCTTGGCAAGCGACAGGGGCGCGCCACCGGAGTTGGTCGAATTGTGAATGGTGGTCTGCTCATCCATCGCCGCGCGGAGCTTGAGGCCCTTCGGTTCGCGCGGATCGGCGATGTTGTCGCCGTTGATGAACGTGCGGGTGAAGTGCCGCGCCATGGCCTTCACCTTGAGCGCCTCCTGCTCCGCACGATGCTGCGGCCCGAGCTCGTCGACGAGAGCACGGTCCACCTTCACGTACTCGTCCATCAGGAAGACGCCTTCCTCCTGCATGGAGGTGCGCCCCGAGCTGGCGTTGCCGGGCTCGTTGTACGCACGGAACTTGACGTCCGGCAGCTCCTCTTCCTGCGGATAGCGATACTTGCCCTTCTTGGCCGGGCGAATGACCATCGCGGCCATGATGTCGGACTCGCCGACGAAAGTCTCGACGACCGCCCGCTCTGCGCTGCCCTCCTCAAGGCGCTGGCTGTACTGCACCAGCGTCAGGGCTTCCTCGAATTCTCCCGCCATTTCGTGCTCTCCTCACCCCTTCCCGTCAACCGCGGGCCATCCCAAGCCGCTGCCGCGCGGCCATGAACTTCTGGGCCGGCGTCATCCGGTCCCAGCCCTCGATCTGCCCCGCTCCGGCCTTCTCGCGCCCGGCCTGCGTGAAGCCGGGCCCGCCGCTCGTGACGGTGCGGATCAGGCGCTCAAGCCCCTCAACCGCAGGGGCAAACTGCAGAAGATGCTCGAAGAACGGCATCACCTCCGGCCCGAGCTTGGCCGTCAGGAAGTTCTTCACCGCCGCAACACGGTCGGCGCCCTTCGGGCCCAGCGCTTCGAGCTGCTTACCTTTCAGGGCCTCGATGTTCTGGAGCTCAGCGATCTGGTGCTTGGCGTACTCGCCAACCAGGCGCTCGAATCCGGCCTGGTCGAGGCCGAGCTGATGCGCAATCTGCCGCCCGAAATTGACCATCGGGTCGTTCGCATCGAGCTGGAAATCGAAGCCATCCGGCGCCTTCCAGTCGGCCGGCAGCTTGAGCTCGTAAGCGTCCGGCTTCTCCGGCACCGCCGCGCGGCGCGAATCCTCCGCGGCCTTGAAGGCGGCGAGGTCGTCCAGATATGCCTTGAGGTCGGCGCCCTTGATCTCGCCTTTCTCGGCATCCCAGAACTGCTCAGCCAGCCAGTCGGGGCGCTGCGGTCGATCAGGCGGGGACGCGCCGGCGAACCCCTCGGGCGCGACCGCCGCCGTGCTCGCGGGCATACCGCTGCCGGAGCCGTTCGAGGTTGAGGTCGTCGTCTGCGTCGTCGCCGCTGTCGCCGTGGCCCCTGCGTTCGCTGTCGTCATCGTCCGCACTCACCGCAAATCCCAGGATGGTTGCGGCCAATCTGCGGGCGCCCTCATGCTCATGCACCGCACAGGACGGGGAACCAGGCGGCATGACCTCCAGAAGCTGCCGCCGCAGCCACAGAACGGCCTTCTTGCCGTCCCCCGGGAACGGGCGATCCGTCAGTATCCGATGCCACGCCTGGGCCAGCTCTTGATCGGGGCTCATGCGACCTCCGTACCTGCCGGCATACCGCCGCCACCGCCCAGAACAGGCGCGAGCTGCTGCACCGCTCGCGCGATCTCTTCCTGCGAGCGCAGCACCACCACGCTGTCGCGCAGCTTCTCCTTGATGTTCTCCAGCGTCTTCGGCCCGTCGACGATCACCTCGGCCGTCTGCGGCAGGTAGGCCCTCGCCATCTCAAGAATGCGGCCGGCAATCTGCACGTCCTGGTGCTCCTGCGCCTGCTCGGTCGGGTCATAGGGCACGAGAGCGATTTCGTTGCCGTTGACCTTCACCGGCGCAATGGCGCCGCGCTGTTCGAGCAGGTACTTGAACCGCAGGAACACCTGCGCTGGAAACTCCTTCCAGAACACCTTGCCCGGCGTGCCGATGCGGCGCTTGGCCCGTGCTAGCTCGTCAAGCCACTGTTCCGCCGTCGGAGGCGTCTTGCCGACCTGTTGAGGGAAGTCGATGAAGTGCAGACGGCGGATGCGCGCCTCGATCTTCTGGAATGTGTACTCCGCGGTCATCGCATCCGAGCCGAAATCCATCGGCAGGAACGGCGCGCCCGAGCCCCACGGCCGCGCCGGATAGCCCATGCCCGGCTCGATGCCGCCCGACAGGTTGATCACCCCGTCGTCGGCATAGAAGAATGGCTTGTGTACCTGGAAGTCGCGCGCCTCGATGTCGAGCTTTTCGAGCTCGTCGAGGCGGCGAAGCTCAGGAAGCGCCTGCAGCGTCGGGCCGTCGCCATACGGGAACGACTGGTCGACATTAATGCGCCCGACGATGAGCGGGCAGGAGCCCTCGCCGCGCAGCACGCCATCGTCGACAACCCTGTCGCCGATCATGATGACCCACTGCCACACGACATCCGAGGTGTCGTCCCACCGGCGCCAGAAGCCCCACCGCACCTGGCACGATCTGTTCGGGTCGTCCTTCACCTTCTCCCGAATGTCGTCAGGCAGCCGAACCCCAGGCAGAAGCGCGGGAATGTGCCGGTACCGCGTCGAGCGGACGATGAAGCGGTCATCAACCTCGCCATAGGGCCCGACGTTGATCTCCAGCTCCCGTAACGGGACGTGCTGGCAGACGATGGGCTCGTTCGGCCGCAGGCTGTCTATCCAGAGCGCAACGGTGCCGAGCGATAGGTCAGGCATGAATGCCTGGGCCGCGGCGGCGTAGAAATTCGACGCCTTGATCGCGGCCATGATCTTCGCCGTCTGCTCGTCAATGTCGTCCTTAATGTCGTTGAACTCATCCTCCGACATCTCGATGCCGGGCTTCTGGTCGCACCAGTTGATCACCTCCGGCATGAAGGTGTTCAGCACCTCGGTGGCGAAGTCCTGGGCGACCTCCATGGCGAGCGAGGTATGCAGGAGGGAGGATTCGTCCTCGCGCGCCCTGTCAGGATTCGTGATGACGTTCGACGAGACGTCCTTCGACCGGCGCGGCGCCGTGAAGAAATAGCCCTCGCGCAGATCAACTTCGATCTGCGACTTGCAGGCGCGGGCGTCCTTGAGACGCTGCACCGCCTCCTTCTCGAGCGCGGTCGCCGCCATGGCCGATCACCGTGCCGCCGTGGCGATGGACCGGGCGCCGAACGTCCGCAGGAGCCGGTTCGTGTCTCGGGCAAGCAGGGCCTGCATGGCGCCGGCCTGCGCCTCTTCCGCCTCGCGCCGCTGCCGTTCGATCTCGGCCCGCTGCTGAGCAAACCGTTGCTCTTCCTGGATCTGCTGCGCGATCATCATGCGCCGCTGGGAGCTGCCGGAGAATGCGTTTCCCATGGGTCAGACCTCCATTCGGCCCGACCCTCTCCCCGCGGCGCGAAGTCCGCACCGCACAGGGCTCAGTCGACGAGCGCGCCACCCTGCCGCAGCAGCGCCCGATAGAGCCCGTCCGGCCGCAATGCCTGCGTCCGGCAACCGACGAGATGCGCAATCGCCGGCACGCACCAGAAACCCACGCGGAACCAGAACCGCCGACCATCGCGCGGCGAGAACGCCACCGTCACCGCGTGGTCGCGAATCCGGCTCATGTGCTCCCACGCCAGCGCGCCGTCGGTGATCACGGCGATCCGCGAGCGGCGAAGGCTCACGTCGTAGAACACCCAGTGCCCGCTCTCCGGTATCCAGCCAGCTGCCGATACGTGCTTGAACCGGCCGAGCGCCAGCCACGACAGCCACCGCGACCGCGCCCGCGTCTCGAAGAACACGAACCACGTCGCCGGCTCGACGCCAGGGCTTTCGAACGCGCGATCCGCCATGTCAGTCCTCCATGAAGAGCATCTTCGCGTGTTCGATGACGCCAACCGTGCGAACCGCTCCAGGCGACGATTGCCGGTAGCCGACCTCATCGCCGTTCGCGAACGCGACGAAAATCGTGTCGACCTGCCGCTCGCCGGCATCAATCTCCCGCAACAGCGACACGAGCACGTCGCGCGGCGTCCATTTCGAGCCGTCAAGCTCCCTGCTGGCCCGGATTTCGCCTATCGACATCGGCGCCTTCGAGAAGTCGTCCATCACGACACCCGCCGCAGCGAGCGGGCCCCCCGATACCACTTCACCGGCTGGTTCGATCCGGCCTCCCCTGGCCGCGCTCGGCCCACCATCGCCCGGCCCTCGCCGGCGCCCAGCAGCAGGTATTGCAGCGCGTCCGCAATGTCCGAGTAGCGGTCCTTCACCGGCACCGTCCGCTGGTCGTCGCCCTTCTTGAAGCGGTAGCCGCCGGCCATCGCCATCTTCAGCGTCACCACCGACGGCGACAGCAGGAACCGCGGCGCGCCGTCCCGCATCGTGTTCAGCGCGTACTCCACCACCTCAAGGCGCGTGGCGATGTCGTTCGTCGGCACCGGCGCCGGTCGCACGCTCATCCCGAACGACGCGAACACGTCGTAGGCCGTCACGTCCGACGCCTGCGTCTTGTCCTGCCCCTTCGGGTCGCCGTGCAGCCGCAGGCGCCCGTACCGGACAGCCTTCTCCACGGACTCCGTGTCCTCGCCGTCGAGAAGCCCTGGGCAATGCTGGTACAGCCACCGCCGAACGCGCGGCGCGAACACCGACGCGCCCTGATCGCTTCCGACGAGCTCGCCAATGATCTGCCAGCGGTCGTTGATGATCTGCCCGAACACCGCCGCCGGCCGCCGGCCAAAGTCCAGCCCCACCTCGACCGGCCAGTTCGCGTTGTACCGCAGCAGCTCTTTCGCGACGTGCGTCTCCTCGCGGAACATCGGCCACACGGCCTGCCCGTCAATCGGCGCCGTGATCCGGTTCATGATCGAGCTGTCGATCCAGCGTTTCGACTTGCCCTTGATCGTTTCCAGGTACAGCGGCCGGCCGCCGATCTTCGGGATCCATTTCAGGTTTTCGGCTTCCGGGTTCAGCTTGTAGTCGACAACCGTCTTCCCATCGGCGCCGAACACCTCAATCAGCCCCGGCGGCTGCACGAAATACTCCCAGCCCTCCGGCCACACCCATTCGGCCCGCTCTTCCTCCGGCATGTCCTCGGGCAACGGCACCTCGCCCGTCAGCCGCGGCAGCCAGTGGTCCTCCGTCGGAGAGTTCAGGTCAGCGAACAGCCCCGACCACGTGGCCCCGCCATCCTTCACGGCCGGGTAGTAGCCGATGCGCGACTCCGCCTCATCAAACACCTCCTTCGGAATGTACTGCAGCTCATTGATCCAGCCGCCCGTCCATTCCGTCGAGCGCAGCTTCGACACGTCCTCCGGCTTGTCGAGCGCCAGGAACACCACCTCCGCCAGCACGTCCCCCTTGCGCAGGTAATGCACCATCGGCTTCGACCACGTGAAACGGCCGAAATCCCGCTCCGGAAACCAGTCCAGCCACGTCTTCACGGTCGAGCGCTGCAGCTCCGGATACGAATTGCGGATCAC